ATCCTATTCTGGCCAATTCTGATTCTTGAAATTCTCTCTCTCTAATTTCCCCCTCAGACATTTCTTTGATTTCATAATCTACTTTATTAGGCAAAATAAGAATTTGAGCATATGGCTCACCTTTTCTAAAAATATGTCTTCGTCCACTAAAGGGAAGTTTAAATACTACAAAAAATATACGAGGCCAAAAATCCCCTCCTATATGACCAGGAACGGGAAGTGGAACTGTGTCTGTCTGGTCTGCATAAAATCTAGGATGCGGTTCTATTCTAACAACGTGACCTTCTTCTGTTTTAATATCTATCGAAGATGTAAATCCATAATGCCCAGGTGCAAACTGCATAAATGGAGGCAAGACAGTATTGGGGCTTATTTTAGTTACATCTTTTTGCTCTTCAGTAAAATCACCCAAAACTTTCATCTCGCCATTTTCATTAACAATATGGCACTCAGTATCAAATGGATAAACTAATTCCAACCCATACGTTGATCCGTCTATAAAAGGAACACAGTGCCATGGTTGGGGCTTATCGCCATCATCATGCCCCATAGAGTCACCAGCCCAACCAGGTATTTCTAACTTGATTGGTTTTGGCGGCACTCCCTTATACCAAGTTCTATATTTTAAGTTTGTCATCTTCATGTCTTTAAACCAAAAAACAAGTTTGTCATACTAACTAATTATAATAAATCAAATTGAAAGCCAAGTCTATATGGACAGCAGTAAAAATTTAAACCAATGCGATGCTAAAAGTCCCGAATTAAATAGTCGGATTGACGATAAAACTACGGGATATTGTAGTGATGACGGCAGCGACTCCCTAAAAAGAACGGCTGGGAAGCCAGATTTAGGATGGTTGGAAGATGCAAGCAATAAAAAAACAGGACTTGGATTTGCTGAAACCTGCGATCCGATGACAACAGGCCAAATTGTCAACGACACATATGGCGACACAGGCACGATCTATAGATATTCTAAAGCATTGCGGGGATGCGATGAAGCCATGTTGGATATGTTTCGAAAAATTGTCGCCATTGATGAAGACGGAAAAGCCCATCCCATCCCAATTATCTGGGCAACTCAAGAAAAAGCAGTAGCGGCAGTTATGCAGGATAATGTTCGCAAGGACAATAGTTTGGTAGTAGATAGAATTAAATTGCCAATGATGGCCATTAATTCATCTGACATGGTATTCAATCAAGATAGATATATCTACCATATGGCCACGGATTACATGCGGTCGATGAGGGCCGATGGTAAACCTGGATTTACTACTTCTGAAAAACATGAACGAGATACAGTTTTTGGTGTATCTAGAGGATTGCCAGTTGATGTTTCATATACGTTATATGTTTGGACGTTATATGTCGAAGATATGAACCAAATTATAGAGCAAATATTACTAAAATTCTCCCCCATTGCATACATAAAAGTAAGAGGTGTGTATTGGGAAGTAGGAGTTAAACTAGATTCGATAGCAAATAACATTGATGTAGAACCTGGGGATCAGAATGTCAGAGTCATTAAATACCAATTTACTTTAACTGCTGAGACATTTATTCCACAACCAATTAAAAGAGACAAAGCTGTGTTAAAAACGAGAGTTGAAGTAGTAAATAGTATTGATCCTGATAGGGTCACTGATGTGCTGTCGAGATTACAAGAAGCAGTAGAGGGTTTAGAATGATAGAAATTACTAACAGACAAAAATTTCCGGTTCAAATAGTAGTTCGTTCCAGAAAGTCTACTAACAGCTTTACCACATTAAACATCCCCGGTATTGGTGCCGGGAAAAATGTTTATTTGCTTGAAGATGAGAGAGCAACTGAGTATATAACTCGTGTAAAAGACTGGGGCCTAATTAGCCTTCGTACCATACCGGATAATCAAAATTAAGGGAGAAAAAAAGAAATGGCAATTTTAAAAGGTTTTCCACCAAGCAACACTATTAGCCCAAGTGTTAGAATAATTGAAAAAGATCTAAGCTTCGTGCCGCCGGATCAAAGTTTCCACCGGGCAGCAGTGATCGGCTTTGCGTCTAAAGGTCCAATTAACATTCCAACGATGATAAGAAACAGAACAGAACTTCATAGAAGTTTTGGGTTTCCACATCCTAAGGATGGAGATCCTTATCTGATTTATGCCGCAATGCAATATTTAATGGTGGCCAATCAATTATATGTAGTCCGTGTCGGTGATACGAATAACGCAAGTCACGAACGTGCTGCAACCGCACAAGTAGCAGTTGCAGATGCGGGTGGATCAATCAGCGCTTCGTCCCTAACGAATTCGGTTGATGGCCCAGGCACTGCAACGGCTGATACCTATATCTTTGCAAAAGACTCTTTCTTTAGATGGCGTCTTAATAGCGTTCTGGCCTCAAAGGTTTTAGTCGTACTCGACGGAACCTACACGACTGCCGAACTCGTCTCAGATTTGAATGACCAGTTAACCACTTTTGATGGAATTGAATTTTATATCGGCTCCGCAGGAAGTGACTCTGGCGATGACGACGAGGCAGGCTCCGGCTCTGAGAAATTTATTGCCGTTAAAGCTAGTTGGGCTTATGGTCCTAGTTCCACTTTAGAATTAGTATCTGTCCAAGACGCCATGTATGGTGGGCCAGCAACTGCTGCCGCTGTAACAGGATCAAGCACTGCTGAACTCCAAGGAGCGGGACAATCGGGTTGCAACGTATCAGGTCTTGCAACTAGTTCGACCCAAGCTAAAGTAACTGGCGTCAACGTCTTTAACAGTGCATTATGGTCTGGCGGAGAATTGGATGATTCCGGGGCTGGTCAAACCTCTGCAACTGTAAATGCAGCCGCAGCCGCTAGAACTATAAGCGTTGTGGTTGATGGTTCAGACAATGTTTTGGTTGATCAAGTTCAACAAGACATTGTTTTGCCCGTTGGTTCGGATTCGAGTTTGACAGAAGTGATTGACGTGATTAATGCCCAGATTGCTGCTGGTACTATCCCTGGTGGATTTGTTGCTAGTGATGCAAACGGCGATCACACCTCCGGCGTCGGGTCCAATAGCTCGCTAATGTTCTCAACGTTGCATCGTGGTAGAGATGCGAAAATCCTTGTAAAAGCCGGTGGATTTACATCACCTGGTTTTTCAAACACAACCAAAATGGGAACCAGCGTAAATATTGTTTCCGGTGCGGGAGCCGAAGAAACCGCAGGAATCCTTACTGGTGGTGTAAGTACTGGAACAACATCTGTCACCTTTACTGCTGACAGTGCTGGTATCGAAGGTAACACGACACAAGTTATCGTTAAGAACGATAACCGTGAAGGCACCTTCCAAGTTGATGTTTATACCAACCTTGGTGATGATCAACTTGAATCTTGGGGAAATCTAGTCAAGGACTCAACCAGCCGTTTCTATGTAGAAACTTACCTAGTATTAGTTTCTGATTACATTCGTGCTATTGATACTGTTACTAACAGTGCTCCTCCTGCTGATGGAACCTATTCATTAGTTGGCGGTGCAGATGGCATCCCTGCTGATCCAGATGATCAAGATACGATGTTAGCTGGTAATCCTGTTGCGTTTAGTGGTTTGTATACGATATCTGAACCGGAGCAAATTGATCTAGACCTTCTGTGTTGCCCAGGCAAGGCTTCGACAACTATTATTCAGGCTATGCTTGAAATTTGTCAGAACTACAGACACGATTGCATGGCAATCATTGATCCTCCGTTTGGCCTGACTGTTCAGGAAATCACAGACTGGCAAAATGGGACACATCCGCTTAATGGCACAAGATTTGATAGTGATTTTGGAGCATTATACTGGCCATGGTTAAGAATGCGTGATACGCATAATAAAGTTGATGTTTGGGTTCCACCCAGTGGTTCGGTTATGGCTGTTTATGCCAGAAGCGATCAACTCTCAGCACCATGGTTCGCACCAGCGGGAGTTATAAGAGGTCAAGTGCCCAATATCTCTGACGTGTTTAGTCGTCCGACTCTTGCCGAAAGAGATTTAATGTATGGAAACCGAAACTGCATCAATCCAATTGTTCAGT